AGTTTTGCTTCTCCGAATTTGCAATAAAATTCGCCACAAGAAAAAAAATCTGTATACAATTCTTGAAATGTTGCTTCAAAAATAAGATAACCATCATTATTGAGCCGGGAAAAAAAAATTCCTCTATCATCTTCAATGATGATAAATTTATCATCATCCGATAAATTTGTTTTGCCTTTAACAGGATGAATGGAAGCACCGTCAAAAAGAAGCCCTGAATACGTCTGGGATGCTGTAGTGTCAGGATTTAATGGATTTTCATACACGACAAGTCCATTGTAATTTAATGTTGCTTTTACCTTGCCGTCATTGTCGTAAATATGCAAAACACCATTTCCATTGTTTTTTCCGCCCAGTTTCAACAAACCGCCCATTGCGGCACTGAACGAAATGTACAGTTCCCCGTCTGCGCCTTTGTAAATGCCTTTCCATTCTCCGTCATTGGTCAGAAGTTTCAAAATATCTTCCTGTGTCAGAGCCGTGACTTCTGTGATAACATCAAGTTTGACCGTGTCAATCAGATTTGTGGTTCCACCCGATGCGTACAAGCTGCATCGTAATCCTACGATATCTTTTGAGTGAGCACCAATCAGTGAACCATCGCTGTCTGCAACCAATACTCCATCAGAATCCGCAAAAATGTAATCTACATAGTAGTTAACACTGGTCTCATCTGCTGCACTCGAATAAGCAGTCTCCCATGTCTTTCCGTCGGACGTTTCCTCAATAACAAATCTTCCAGAATAATTTCTTCTACCTGTATTCTCACCATCACGGTAGTACGCGCTAAATATCACAACATTTGGTGTTATGCTGTTTTCACTTTCTCTTTTCAGAATTGTAGTAGATGATTCTAACACGTAAGTTCTTCCGGGAGTACCAGATTTCTGCTTAGATACGCTGAATCTTTTAGTTATGGTGATGGCATTCAGATACACTGCTTTGATATCAACCCATACATTGTCTGCCGTAACTTCGCTAACAGTATAAGTGTGCGTAGCTTTATCCCAGATTCCGGTCACATTTTCAGATTCTGTGATCGTATAACTGCAATCGTCCGTTACGTCCATCGTGCCATACATTACCTGTGCGGTGGTCTGCACCTGTGGAAACTCTCCGGGAATGTTGCCGTTCTCATCAGTAGAAATCGCCTGATATTCATTCGAGAGCGTCATGGTCATGTTCTTAGCTGCTGCAACATTTTCATCCAGTTCTTTAATTTTGTCAGATAGGCTCACGTCTCCAATCATCAGATATTCTGGATTGATGTACACAGAATTTGTGTCCATGTTGACGGAAAAGATTATATTTCCTTGCCCGTCCTTAATAGTAAGCGCACCGGCGTTGATAAAATCCGCATTAATTCCTTCTGCGTATAACAATTTTACTATCATGGTTCCGGTTAATTGGAAACCAAACGGATATGTTTCACCACCATCATTGGATACGCCAATGGCTTCTGCTGTAAATTTGATGACATTCTTAGATTCTGCGAGTGTAGGTTTATCATGCAGGTAAGTTATAAAGCTTCCATCTTCTTGAGGTACCGAAGTTTCGTACAAGCCAGAAGAAGTTTTTAAGGTTTCCTCCAATATCTTTACTGCTTTCTCTCTGGCTGATTGTTCTTTTTTTACCAAGCGTCTTGCTTCTACGATTGCCTTAGTGAATTCTGACTGAAACTTACTCATTCCTCTGATAGGGTCGTCGGCTTGAGTTTTTACAGTAGTTTTTCCATTAACAGAGCAAGAAACGTCCGTCAGCGGAGTGATATATCTATTCCATCTGCGGTCGTAAGTATACGCCATATCTCCAAACTCAATGAGCGGATTATACGCAAGTTCTCCCGACATATTGCGGAATTTGGCTCCAATTATGGAATCGCCGATTTGAGCAGCTACCGTCTCCAAGTCCGAATCCGTAACAAGGTCGTTCTCTAATTCAAGGACATATCCTGTACTTCCGTACATGGCTTCATTTTCTCTATTTTTTAGCTTGATTCCAGTGATTATAATATCATCACTAGAAACAGTTGGACTTGTAAAAAAGTCTTTGAGCTTTTCAGATGTGTCAGTAGCTGATTCAATCAGTGTCAAGAATCCATCACTATCAATTGCCCAGTTCCCTGTCGGACTGATAAAGCTCTCTGAGTCAATATTTGCGCCGCCTTTAAATATTACATTTCCATCAGCGTCCACTACTGCGCTGTAATCTTCTTGTACATTGGAAAAATCCCATCTAATAAACTGCAAGTATCCTCTGTTATCCAGACGGGCGTTCGCAGTCTCAAGCATTGCCGCCCATCCGAATAACTGGCGAAATGTCATATTCTCTGGAATCTCTGATATAATCAGATTACCATGCTGCATTGTTCCGCCAAATGGGATGCCGAGAGTTTCACACGCATCTCTGACAAGGGTCTCTACCGACTGTGGAAGAGCCAGATTAGATGCATAAGCCGCATTCGCTTTATACATATCATCAAGAGCCGTAAAATTAAGCGTTTCACCGTACTGCTCCGGTGTCGTGATTGTATATACGCCTTTATCGATGGTTTCGACTGTACTGGCGTCAATCTGCATTTTGAGATATGCATGGACTTTCGCTTGATAAAAATAATAATTCTTCCATTGATCCTGAGAGTTGTCTAATTCAAGCGTCATGGACTTGGATATGACACAACCAATTGGAAAACTGCTACTTTCAGCGCAATCAGAAAAGGTGCAGTTTTCACCCATAATTTCATCTTTTGCGGTTTTTACAGTTCCGTCAAGAAAGGTGATCTCCACTTCCTGCCAGACTTTCTTTCCGTCCTGTAGTTTTTGTTTAAATGCGTCTGATACATTAATCAAGTGGATTCACCCCCTGCATGTTACAAGATATCTTGGAATAGTATTCTTCACCAGGTGCCACACAAGCCAAGGAAAACGTTCCTTTTCCAACATAGAATGATTCTGTGCGCCAATCATGGTGTCTGATGGAATAGTGGTACAAATTAAAAGGTTCCCCATGTATTATTGCGTTTATAAGTTCTTCTGCTTCTGCCACCGGTATGTTGCTAGCCTCATAGCCATACTGAACAACTGTAAATAACGGCACCAATATGGCTTTTCCAAATTGCGTACGGTTACTTCCTTCTGAGTATGTTGTTTCAAAATTACACGTCATATCCTTGTCTGGCTGAGGCATGCGCTTGCCATTTATCTTATACCTATCCGTTATAGATTTACTCAATAATATAGATGCCATGCACTCACCTCCTATGCCAGTTCAAACGGATTTCTACCGCTTGTATCACGCCTTAACTTTGCTTCTTCGATAATTTCATCAAATACTGTTCTTCGGTTGATCTGAGCGGTAAAACGATAATTTCCACCGCTCTGCTGTCCACCAGTTTCCTCACGAACAATTTTTCTAAGCAGTGCTTCTGGTGTTTCAATGTTATTACCCTGTTTCTGGTCACCAAGCACAGCCAGAAATTCACTTCTTGGTGGAATAACCGCACCTTTTGCCAGATATGGAATAGTCGGTACTCTTGGAAAACTTGCACTGAACCCGATCGTCTTAGAGCCGAATGGTGTAGGTACTTTCCACGGACCGAAAGAGAATGCGGATTCAATTCCGCTGATCGCACCGTTCACCGTACCGATTGCGCCATTTATGATACCGATAACTTTGTTGAATATCTCTTTGACTTTGTTTTTGATTCCCTCGAACGTATCAACAACCTTGTCTCTTGCGCCTTTGAATTTATCAACGATTCCATCAACTATCCTCTTTACAACTTCTTTTATAGTAGACCATATAGCACTCCACTTTTCTTTTGCACTTGATTTTATGCCATTCCAGATAGAAACAATCTTTTCTGCCAAATTACTTAATTTTGATTTTATTCCATCGACGAAAGCTATGGTTTTGTCTTTAATCCAACTCCATACCGCACCTGCAACTTCTTTAATTTTGTCCCAGTTTTTGTACAGCAATACACCAATTGCGATACAAGCCGTTACTGCCGCTATAAAAATTCCACCTGGTCCGATTGCCGTTGCGATAGCTTTAATACCACCAATGATTCCACCAGAACCGGTCATTAATGCGATAAGACCTTTTCCGAAATTCATAATTGTTGTAATACTTCCACCGATGCTTTTTGCCAGCCCTGCAATTTTTGCAGCCGCAAATGCTCCGATCAGAGCCGCACCGAATGCTTCAATGATTGATTGATGGTCTGCAAAAAATCCGGCCAAATCCGATACCAGATTGATTACTGTCGGAATTCCGGTCTCAATCAGCCATTTGAGCATTGGGAGGACAATATTGTTATAGATCCATTCAAGGACATTTCCGATGGATTCCAGAATCGGTGCAAACGTACTGGTCAGATTGCTGATAGATTCCAGTAGAGGATAGAAATTAAGGTTCGCTGCCCATGTCGCTGTATCCTCTGCAATTTTCTCAACAAACTGCATAACTACTACAAGGGCATTTGCAATGTTCTGTATGATCTGCGTTCCGACATTGTTCTTGCTCCACGCATCGGCAAAACCGGATGCAATATTTCCTATTGTTATAAGGACATTCTGAGCAATCCGAAGCATGGTCGTAAGCATTGTCGTACCTGTGCCATTTGTCCAGACCTCTACAAGGCTCTTACCTACACTCTTAGCGAGCTTTGCAATTCCCGACAAAGCAATGTTTGCCGCATCAATGGTGTTCTTGCCCTCTTTTTTCCATGCGTCCTGAAATGGCTTCCAGAGTTTCTTGAGAAGGTCAGCAAGCTTCTTTGCGGAATCACTAATCTTGTCAAGTGCGGTTTCACCCTCTGCGAGATTGCCATAGTCCACATTTCCTACTGAACTCGGAAGACCACTGCTACCTGTTCCGCCACTTCCACCAGATGAAGATGGCGTGGAAGATGAACCACTACCTGTAGATGTGGCTTTGTGAACTTCATCAAGCGACGAAAGATAGTTTTTTGTTTCTTTATTTGCTTTTTTTGTAGCTGTTGCATTATCTTTATTGGCATCCGCCAATTTCTCTGCATTATCTGCCGCCTGTCCATACTGATCCGCTGTATCTGCGATTGCGTCTGTTCCGGCAAGACCTGCTCCACTTCCACTTGTCTGACCAGATGATTTCTTGCCAGTGATAAGCTCCGTGAATGACTTGAATGCATTCGCTAGGGTTGCCAGCTTACCAAGCAGAACATTAATTACTTTCAGAACGGGCGTGAAAATATTAATCAATCCCTGTCCGACTGTTGCTTTGAGAGACTGCAACTGCAACTGCATCACTCGTACCTGGTTCGCCCAGCTGTCAGAAGTACGGATGAAATCACCAGATGCAGCCGATAACTGTTTCTGTACAAAAGCCAAGCGGAGAGCTACTTTCTCCTGTTCAGTCATTTCGGATGTGGTTTTGCCGTAGCCATTTGCTAGTGCGTACTGGTCAAGTGCGCTTTGTGTAAGGACCACGCCCAAATCTTTGAGCGTTTCCGTTTCGCCTGTAAACACTGATTTCAGCTTAATATAGGCCAAGTCCTGACTAATGTTATAAAATGATGCTACATCACCAGTCAACTGCGTCAGGGCCGTTGACATGTCGTAAGCCTGTGATTCTGAAAATCCGAACGACTTAGACATTGCTCCGAACGTACCGACATACCTTTTTGCCATTGTCTCTGACAGTCCGGCAGAGGTCATGGCATTCTTTGCAAATTCATTGACTTTATCCGACATTGTGGTAAATGTAACATCGACCACGTTCTGAACTTCTGCGAGGTCGGAACCAAGTTCTATAGACTCTTTACCAAACTGAATTAGCTTACCAACAGCAAATGCAGAACCAACTAAAAAACCAATTCGCTTTACTATCGTTCCTAATCCTTCAAACTGACGGCCTAAAAGATTTACTTTTCGACTTGCACCGGAAATGTCCATTTTATTAAATGAGCTAGAAACCGTGGTGCCTGTTTTTTTTGCCGAATTCCCCATTTTGTCCATAGAGTTTTCGACTTTTTCTGATTTTTGCTGTAAAGATTGAAACGAATCTTCGAGTTTTTCAAATCCATCGTGAAATATGCTATTAATATTTGCATTTATTTCCTTGACCGAGTTTGCTAAATCTTTAAATGCCGCTTGTACTTCTTTGACGCCAGACGATATTCCGTCAGTATCTATCCTGGTATCAATAATAATTGAGCCATCAGCAGCCATACATTCACCTCCTAACTATTTGAGGTTCAACATCTCATTCAGCGCATCCTTGTACGCTTGCTCTTCATCGCTGAGACGTGTTTTTATGTCAATAATATTCTTGTTTTCCTGATAGAATTTCTTTTCCCATTTATCCAGGCGTTCTCCGTGAGCTTTCTTTGAACGGATTCCAACGACCGTGTTGAACAGGCATTCGCCGGATTCCATGAAGTATCCGAAGAACGTCCACCAGTGCATATATGGAACGGACCTGATTTCTTTTCCAGTAACCTTGTTTACTGCCGGTACGATCATATCTCCATCCTGTTCCCAGTCCATCAAACGGGGTTTAGGGTGGTTCGAATTATTGTCAGATTGTCCGCAGTCGATAAAATCCGATGCTTTCTGACAAGCTTCATCCAGACACTCAGCCGGTATACTCTGCCAGTCCTCAAACAGAATCTGTAACATAACAACTGCTTTCGCCTGCTCGTCCAGTTCTGGATCATTCATAGCTATGAGAATATCAATAATCGCGTGAAAATCCGTTCTGATAGAAAAATCCACCCCACTGATATTTAGTGAGGTGGGTAGCTCATAGGCGGTCATTTTGTATACTTCTCCGTATACTTATTGACTGCTGCCTGCATTTTCTTTTTTCTCTTTTCAATCTCCGGTGCAATTGCTTCTGCAATCTTATCCAGAACGATATAGGCGAACACCTGACCATTTCCGAACACGGTAGTTGCCGTGATCGGCTCTTTGAACAGGTCTTTCGATGCTTTATATCCGAGCAGATAGTTGATTTTGTCTTCAATCTGTTTATTGAGTTCAGCCATCTCTTTACCGGAAGTGACTTTCTGAATGGAATCTTTGAGCTGCTCAAAATATTCTGTCAGTTCTTCTGCACGTGCTGCTACATTGATATCCGTCGGATTCAGCTTGAAAGAAGAAAAGACTTCATCTTCGTTATTTGTGAATGTGAAAATGAGAATTCCATCATCAATTTTGGTGTTAATTACTTTTGCCATTTAGCATATCCTCCTTGTGTATGTGCTTATTCACTGTCGGCTGTGAATGTACCGGAACTGATATCAAATTTTCCTTTTACACGTTCACCAACATAGTTAACGGTAAACGGAATCTGATAGCCGGATGTATTACCCCCGTAGGAGGTTGGCACAACATAGCACGCCTGCTGATATGCTTCATACTTGTCTGCTGTGGCTTCTACCCAGAGATGAACCTCGACAGCTGTTGTTTTGAGGTTGTCGTCTTTGTATCTGTTGTCTACAATCTTCTGCAATGCTCCAAACAAATCAGATGTGGTATCTGCATAGAACGGATCAGCTTCTGATGAGGCTTCGTAACCATTGTGTTGAAATGAGGGTTGTCCAAGAATATTCTGAGTTGTTTCGGTGTCTGGATTGAGATCTATGTTATACTCTTCCAGATCTTTTCCAAGACGCTCATATTTCGGTGTCAGTCCTTCACAGAGAGAGCCTGCATCGATATAGTGAGCCATGTATTTACGGTCAATCCTGCCTGTAACTGCCATAGAAATGTCCTTTCTGCCTATAACTTTTAAAAGGCTGTGTAGGTTAGCGACTATCTCCAATTGATAGCCGGTTGTTACTTGCTATATTACTTCATAAGTGTTTTCGTAGCGTACTGACAATGGCAATAACCAGTCCTGTACGCCGTTCTCCTGTGGTTCTGTACCGTAGGAGTTGCCACGGGTGATACGTTTTATCACTCGCCCTTGCGAAAGCTCAGGAAACGCATCTAAACGCGTCTCAGAGCCATTTATGACAACTGGTTCTCGACATATCCATTTGCCAAGACTGTCAAGGAATTTCTGGACAGACAATTTCTGCCTTTCCTTGTCGGATGCTGTTCGGTATACTACATAGAACGGATACTGGCATACCTGATGCATTGTTCCACAAACGTCCTCTTTTTCTGAATAAATCAAGGCACCGTTGTCTGCCGAGAACGCAATTCCTGATTCCTTGCCAAGTTCTTCAAACTTGATTATTTCATTGTCGTATAGTCCCGGATACTGGTTCAGAAGTGCTTTCATGGCATCTGTCAGAATATCATATCCGGTTGCATCTACTCCGATAGGTTTATCCGCCATGTCTGCCGCCTCCTGCCTGTGCTTTTACCTTGCGAAGCCATGTACTGCCGTATTTTCGTTTAGCGGCATCGAACCATTCAGCTTGCGCCTGAGTATGCGGTGATTTTGTATATTGAAGATTTTCTTTTGCATTCGTTTTACCGGAGTACTGGCTCGCAAGAACCTTTTCCGCATCGTGTCTTGCCCATGTGCTACCTGTCGCAGGGTCGACCATGGTTTTTCCAAAATAAAGAAAACGTCCATATGGTTCTGCCGCTGCACATACAAATCCAGTTCCTTGCATTGATGTACTTTTGACTCTTGTTCGGTCAATAAAATCTCCCGAAATCATTGGCATAAACTCTATCATACTGTCCATAACCATTCCATCAAGGAGATACTGGGCTTCTTGATATTGTTTGGAGAACCTGTCCATATTCAGCTTGATTTTCATATCTCCGTCAACTACGGAGAATCCTTTAAAATGATGAATTTTACTCATATCACTTACCCAGAATCTCAAAATGTGGAATCAGTGTATACGGACCGCCAACACTGGTAATCTTAAACACATTATCCTTGTTCTCGTTCATGTACTGGTAGAATCCGTTCCGATAGTCACTGTCAGTTACTGTTCCGCCAGTCCACTCGCCCTCCCAGAAGAATGATTCGTCTGAGAATGTGATAGTATCTTCCAGAGCGTTGTTAATCTGTCTTTTCCACTCTTTAGGGGGCACCCATGGGAGAATCTTGCCATCCTTGTCAGCAATGGTTATATCGCCGTTCTGGACAATATAACGGATGTGTAACTGTGCGTTGTCAGTTGCATCTGGTCCGTACTTTTTAAGGATTGCCCCTTTGTCCGTAATGAGGTCAACACCAGATAAAACATGAGGATACCAGTACGCATCTCCTGTCGTGGCTGATTCGTAATAATCAAAAATCGTCACAGTTTTGCTATACATGATACCCTCTCCTTAATTATTCTTTCTGTACTGTCTGCTTAATAACCTGATTCACTCCGGTTGCTGACAATCCGTTAAACATACCGACCGCAACTGCTGTTATATAGTCCGTTGCCGGGAAATCCGGGATGACTCCCATCCCGACAGCTCCGAGAATTCCGCCAATAACCGCCATGATTACCGGAATCCATTCATCGGAGATTCTTTTTGATGCTTTACAACCCATTCCTACGATGTAGCAAATCATAACGATTGCGACACATGAGCCAAGTGTTGAAATGTCCATAGCTTAGTCCTTTCTGTAGTCCTCAATAATGGTCTCAATTCCATATTCAATAGCGCAAGTATTCTCAATCTTGCACCCTCTGGCTTCGTCCCATCCTTTAGCAAAGAACGCCACATCAGCTTCTGCAAGAAGTTTAAGGGATTCACCCAGATACCAAAGTGGCTTTGCGTCAACTGGTGCTGACTGAAAGAAAGAATCAATTACTTCTACAGGTTCACCAACCTGCTTCTCTGCGCTTTTAATCGCTTTTTCTCGCACTGCAAGAATTTCCTCATCTGTCTTGCCCCTCATGGGCTGAGAAATAAATAACTTTTTCATATCAATACACTCCTGCATATAAAATTGGTATTCCATCATCCGTCCTTACTCCCATCAGAAGCGGTAAAGCTGTCTTATAAAGTAAGTCGTTTGTTTTCTGTACATCTCCGGCGGCGGCATACACCGCACTCCACTCTTTTGCGCTCGCCCCAATCTGCTGAGGCGTGGCATAAGAAATAGATTCACTGCCAGAAGATACAGATGTTACAATGCCTGTTGAGATGTTCCCGACATTTATGTCGGTTACATTTGCCGATGCCTGATTGATTGCATTCTTCTCAGCAAGCTCAATCTGATACATTACTTCAGCCAATGAACAGACTGCCTTTTTGATGCGCTTCTGTGAGCGTTCGTTCGTCGGCAGTCCATCCACCAACCTGTCAAATGTCATTGTGTCCACAAAATCACTGGCTCTTTCTGCCAGTCGTGGAAAGTCAGCTTCTGGCACGACATTGCCGAATGATTCTGTATAGAATTTATAATCTGCATAAGCCATGCCAGTTACCTCCTAGTTAATCTACAGGCTCCACAGGAAAAGCCATTTCTCCTGATACCATTTCCACACCATCACTAGAAATGATGATTTTCTGGTGTGGATTGCAGTTTTTCTGAAACCATTCAACTGCTGTTTCCATAGCCTCTTTAAAATCCTTCATATCGCTCTCCATAGCTGCTCCTTATCATTTTGCTGTTACGCTTGCACTTCCGGCGTTCAGTGCTTTGTATGTTCCATCACACTCAACCACTGTGATTTTCTGTCCGGTTGCCGCTGTGATATCGGCTTTTCCATCCCAAGTACTCCAGTTTCTGAGATTCTGTCCATATCCAACAGTTACTGCATCTGCTGCAACTTTGTATTTATACACATTGCCAGCATTTTCCTTAGCCGGATTTACAGTGATTTTTGTATCACCGCTTTCCGTTCCAGCCACGGAATTTACTGTCAGAGTGCCAAGCGTTGGCGTTTCATCAATGGTAATTACTGCGATTGCATCAATGTACTCCGCAAAAAGAGTAAGTCCCATAACTGCGAACGCTTCGGACACTGCTGTGTGGTAGTTGCCCTGAGTGTGGAATCCGATCAGATTTGTCTCGCCAGATACAGTGTATACAAGGCCTGCTCTCGCAAAGTCAGATTCGTTCGGGTCTACATAGTAAAGTACGATGTTCTCGACAGGGGTAGCGATAACCTGTCCTCTCGGGATTTCGCTGTCGGATAACAGGAAAATAGTATTGAAGCCCATGAAATCTTTCATGTACTGGAACCCGAACTGGTTCTGAATAGAAATCTCAGCTGCTCCAAGGTATTCATATACGTCCAGAATATTGGCAAATCCAACAACGCCAGTCACATTTCTGTGCATCTGTTTGAACTTGTTTTCTACGCGCCCTTTAGCCATTGCCAGAGCCATCTGGAATGTTGTTTCTGTGGAAGTAAGTGTACCGGTTTTCAGATAATCATAGAATCTGCCGGTAACGTCAGTTTGAAGCTGGAAAAGGAATTCATCATCAGTCATCTGAACAGCGTTCTCATAACCGTGGTCCTTAATTGCTTCGATAGATACAGCCTTTGCGTACTTTTCAATGGTCATTTCCGCATAGTCCTTTTCTTTTACAACGAATTTGCTGTAAGGAATTTCCTCACCCTCACCAACTTTTCCGCTCTGTAAAGTACCCTCTGCGTATTTGGACTTGAGTACAGCACCCGGCTGCTTTTTGATAGGTCTCATGATACCCAGAATATCACGTAAGTGCTGCCAGTTTCTTTCGAATCTGGTAACGAAGTCAATCTCACGTGCTGTGACATGAATATCATTAGTCATAATAAGATTTGTTTTTGCTGGCATAAAAAATCCTTTCTACCCATAATTGTTAAGGTATTGGGTTAGCGGCTATACTCTGGCGTATAGTCGGTGTTAAAAAAATCACTGGAATAACTGGATATTCTGAGCAATTGCAGCCTGTCTCTCAGACGGGTCTTTAATTGCTTCGATATCTTTCTTTGTCATGGTTCCCGGTGTCTGCTGCTGTCCAACATGAGTAGTAAACCTTGCCTGATTCTGCTGGGCCTGCTGCTGACTTTCATCTACAAATGTATCAGGTTCATCCTGTTTCATCTGTTCAAGCAGATCATTAAGTCCAAGAATCTTTCCGTCCTTAAGCTTAAGACCAGCTGATTTGATATCAGCGGTAACAGATCTTTTAGCTGCTGGAGATGAAAAATTAACATTTTCCAATGCAGTTTTAAGAGCATCGTCAAAATCTCTTTCATAGATTTTCGCATTAAACTCCTTTTCTGCATCTGCCGTTTTCTGTTTCCAACTTTCTAACTCGGTCTTAACATTTGTCGGGTCGATACCGTCAAAGCCTTTTAAGGTTTCTTCTGCTGTCTCAGCACGTTCCTTCCAGCTGTCGCGTTCTCCTTCGACTTTCGACAGAGTTTTCGCTACTTCTTTAGCATTCTTGTAATGCTCAGAGAGTGCTTTTTTCACATCTGCCTGCTTGTCCTCCGGGATCTCAATTCCAAATGATTTTAATGTGTCAATAAGTTTCTGCATATACATCCTCCTGGTCGTGTTTATTGACCTGCCGCCGCAGGTAAGTGGATTAAGCCAGTTAGACCACTGGCAGGGTAATTGCAGGAGACGGATTCGAACCGCCGTTCTCAAGGGCATGAACCTTGTGAGATTCCACTTCTCCATCCTGCCTTAACCCGGATTCCCGGGTTAGCAAGGTATTTAACGTGCTATGCCTAAACACGAGACGTTTCGGGCTACGTCAACACCGCCTATACGGTCGCGCACCTCTGCACGGGTTGGATTCCACTATTCAGTTATATGCTCACAAGGAGGTATGCCGCCATGCACTAACGGCAATGGTACGTGTCGGAAATTGCATCCGCTTTTCAACCTCATGCTTCTTGTGTTAGCTAAACACTGCATTTTCTATTAAGGACACGTACCCCAGAAAGGAGGAATCAATGAAAAAATGCATCTATGTCAAGTGACTGTAATCACTTACGAATCTTCCTTATGAATACATTTTACCACAGACTCTTCAAAAAGTTGTGGTACATGTTTTAGCCAATTAGAGCATATCCCGGAGCTTTTCCACGTATCTCTTGACAAGATCACGTTCTTCCCGACACTCCGCGTCTTTGGACATATCGCTCATTTCTGTTGTGAGTTCGTCAAGGTGTTCTTCCAGAGCGGCAAGCATTTTCCTTTTGCAGTCCTCAGACTTGCCGGAACGATAGCTCTGTTTCTGTGTCATGTAATCGTCATAAGCATCCCGTCCGTCAGAGCGGCTGTAATGTCCTCTGACATAATGCTCACCACGTCTGGCATAAGAACTGCCCCAGTCGTAATCCGGCATCATTCTGCCGTCATTTGAACTGTATCTCCCCATACTGTCACGTTTTCTTCCACGTTCGCTGTAATCGTCATTGTATCCGCCACGCATCTCATCAAGGACAGTGTTATAGTACTCCACTTTCTTGTCCCAGTACTGAGTGTTCTTGATATCTTTATACATATCAATCAATTTGTATGTCATTTCCAGATTTCCGGTAGTCAGTCCATTATCAGCGATTTTGGAAAGTTCATCTTCGATTCTTGCACATAAATCCTTAATATCTCTCATAATCGCACCTCCTACGCTTCTCTAGTCACGACAATATTTGCATTCGCAACAGAAATAGCCTGATCGCTTGTGTTCTCTACTGCGATATTAACGCAACATCCGCGAGGTACATCAATATAGATACCTGCGGACACATTGTTATACTGATCTACTGCTGCCGGTGTGGAGATCATCTGAGAAGAAAGAACCGGCTCACCAGAGATTGCAATTGCCAGAGAAATAGCTCCGACAGTACCGCCTGTTGGAATTGCGATATTACCAGAAAAATCCACAAAAAATCTAGCCTTGCACTGGTTAGTCAGTCCCCTCAGAGTGATAATTCCACTTCCCTCTCTGTGCTGAATGCAGTTAGAACCTTTAACTGCTGTGTTTGAAAATACTACGTTTCCATTTGCTGCTACAGTCTGAGCAGCTACATTTGTAAATTCTGCCATAAAAATACTCCTTTCATATCACAAAAGGACAGGTCTCAGCCTGCCCCTCTGTGTAATACGGCATAAGCCGACATTCGAATCAATCGAAAGATACTCTCGATATGAAGTTATCAGCAATTGCATCCAGTGTTGCATCCGCATCCGTAAAATGTGTTCGGGTTAGGAACCTGATATGCCGGGATCGGTGCCGGATTGATCGCATTAATGAGCTGCTGTGTCTGTGAAGCCATTGCAGTTGTGAGAAGTGCACTCTGGCGATCCTGAGAAGCAGCACGTCTGAGATCATTGTTTTCAGCCTGAAGAGAAGAAATCTTTTCATTGCAAAGATAATCAAGAATTGCTCTTGTTCCTGCATTCTGGCTGTCGATAATGTCTCTTGTGTTGTTGTTCATGGTATTCTGCAATGCGCAGGTGTTCTGCGCCATATTGTAGTTCACGCCCTGGATAGCTTCTCGGGTCTCACAGCAACACTGAGCAAGCTGTGTCTGGAGTGCATTGGTGTTCTGCATATTTGCTACAGTATCAGCATTGATTGCCTGCTGAATTCCAAAACCGGTCTGCATGATGTTTGTGTTGATTCCATTAAAACCGGTAAGCATACCGTTGTTCGCTGCATAGAATCCATCGCAGAGACCGTTGTTAATTCCGTCAAGTTTGCTGATTACTGCGGAATTGTCGAATCCTCTCTGAATGTCTGCCTGAGTAGCTGCTGTGGCTGTATATCCGCCGCCGTTGCCATTATTACCCCAGCCGTTGTTCCCCCATCCGAAGAAAGCAAAAATGAATAAAACAATAATCCACCAGCTGCCATCTCCACCAAACATGCCGTCGTTATTTCTACCGTTTCCAGTAGCAGCGGCAATATCTGCTAAGCTGTAATTTCCATCCATAGTTATAATCTCCTTTTTGTGTATTTACATCAATCTGGCCAGATTGTAATGTACTATTTCATTCCTTTCAGTATGTGCTGGAATTGCCCTGCCATCTGCTGAACCTGATTAAGCTGTTGCTGGGAAATTCGTCCAGACTGTAACATCTTCTCAACTTCTGCTTTCGGGTCTCCCTTAAAATTCTGTTTAAACTGCGTAAACTGCTGTACCATCTGCATTGGTCCGTTTCCTTGCGGCATTCCACCGCCAAGTGCGTTAAATAATGGATTACTCATCTGCGTTTCCTCCCTTGACCGCTGATTCCTGTGCGGTATTAGCCCTAACAGGTTCAGAAAATGAATTTAATCGGTTTATGATAGCTTCGTATTTACCCTTTAAATCGTCATATTCCTGTCTGGTGACGTATTTACTGTCCATGTTCTGAACAGGCTGTTTAGGCGGCATCTGAACGCCTACCTCATGGTATTCAAATGTCCGTAATGGCTGTGGCATACCGGAAACGTCTGTGGATTTTATGTAGAACTTTTCGCTTTCACTGTCCATTAGTAAAACACTTGTCCCGGGTGCTACCAGATAGGACTTCGCACCGACTTCGCCAGACACCCACAGGATGCCATTGTTATTCTGCTGGGGTTGCTGTACTGGTTGAGCTGGCATCTGGACAGGCTGCTGCTGAAATTGATTCATCTGTCCCGGAACGCCAAAACTATATTGATAAGGATTGTTATATAATGCCATCTCGTACACCTCCTATGACTTATTCTATGACTTATTCTATGACTTTCTATAGCTATATTTTTGCATAAAAAAAGAACCGGAAACAGTTCGTTTCTGGCTCTAATTAGTGTCCAAAAAGTATCAGCATACTTTAATTATTTTATTATTCACCCTCCGGCTTAATCGTTTCGCCGTGGATATGCTCACGTTCATTTTCTCAGCACAGTATTCAAGAGTGTGTTCCTGTCATCTCAGCCGGAACAGCTTTTCTTCATCCGGTGTAAAATTACACTCTGTCAAGAACCTGTTTATATCTTTCTTAGTGAACACATATAACTTCATGAGCATACCCCTTATTAATGCAATTAACGTTGATTCTGTGCAAGATAATTTGTAAGCTTCTGTTTTGTTTTTTTTAATTCCTCCACATTGTTGCCGCTGATCTGACTGTCCAGCATGGTCGACAATACTTCCAGAATTAATGAATCTCGTTCTGCGATTCTCCGAAGACTTTCATAATCTCGCCTATCATGTTCTTCCAGTGTTTCTACTCGCTTATTAAGCCGAAACGCCGGGGTAATCCACTTAAAGATTACGGCTGCCGCCCCTCCGACAATAGACACCCCTCCGCAGATAGAGAGGAAAATCTGTACAAATTCTGATATGCTCATTTATTCTCCTTTTCCCAGTAATATACTGGAATCTCATTACCGCTATCCCATGTATCGAAATATTTACCGTCTTGTGCTGCCACCACATGACCATCTATGCAGAGGATGTACGTACCTGTCGGATGGTCTGTGCAAAAGTCATTGACTGTATAGATATATCGCTCTGATTGTTCAATCAGTTTGCGTCTGTATCCATGTTTATAGAGGTACGCTCCCCAGACATAATTTGCACTTGGCATATCTGACAGAGTGCACGCCTGTATCATTAATCCGGTGAATACCGTTTCCCAGTCGAACCCGGTTGCTTTGCATATTGCCCGGACAGCGCAATCTCCGACTCGATTACCAGCAGGATTCGGATTATAATATTCCCATCTGTCCATCAGTCAATCCCCTTTGCTGTCTTATATCGTTTCGCCGCTCCTCTGGCTTTTGCGGCGTTCTGGCGGTTCCACTTTGCAATCATAAGGCGGTCTTGTAGTTCCCTCAGGCCATTCCGTTTGCAATATTCCTTATATGCAGCATTTTGCTTCTGCAAAAGGTAAGACTTTCGGTCAAGGTCTTGTTGTAATGCGAATTTTGCCTTTTCATTCGGTGCATTTTCAACTCCTGCTTGTAGTCCAAGGACTTCACGCTTCGTCTTTCGGATTCTTCGCTCGTAAGTACGTTGCCGTTGTTCTTTTTCGTACTGCTTGCCTTTATCAGCTTTATCCTGTGCTGATAGTTCTGCATAGGGGTTGAATTCTCCATCACTTGCCCCAAAGCTATGCCGACAGTTGACCCCTGACAGTCCGCTTGCTGTCCCATATCCGGTCAATGAAAACGGTGGAAATTTCTTACTCTTGCCAGAACGAGAGTATATCTTTCCTTGCCACCATGAGTGATTTCCGGGATTCTCACCGCCATCACCCGTCCTCGCTCCCATGTGAGCACTGACCAGAACTAAATCCCAGTCCATTTCTTCCATGCGCTTTAAGGATATATCTCCCGTAGCCTGAGCCACACCGGTTCTGACGGAACGTGCAACTGCTGTTTCAATCGTATCGCGCCTTTTCTTTCCTGTCTCTTTGTTTATATACTCAACATATACGCCATCACTCACAACGTTATTAACTGCCTCTTTAATGGCTTGCGTATACCCAACTGCCCCAGTCATCACATGATTATATGCAAGGTCACATTGTTCAATATAGAGCCTCTGAGCGGCACTTGCGGTTGTTCGTGTGAAGTTCTTCCAATCTCCTAGACAGTGGTTCATATTCCGCTCCATGAGCCTTATCATAGCTGGGGATTGCTCAAGCGGCACAGGGCTTAATCCTGCTGCCTTGTATACCTTATCATCGTAGTTCATTGCAGTGATTCCGGCATCCTCAAACGCTTCAAGGAGTTCCTGCTGTTCACGTTTGGTATATTTGGATAATTCTGTCAGAATGTCCTCTAGTAGTTCACCGGATTCCTGTAGCGTTCTGATTCTCCACGCATCGGAATTGGTCAGAATATAGTCCTCACCTCTGCCGATTCTTGCCATCATTCTCGACACGATCTCAGAGATGATATATTGATGCAGTTCTTCGGCAATTCGCTCACTGCCCTCTGTAATTTGCCGTAAATATTCTGGACTAAGTATAGCATATCACCTCTTTCGATAAAAGTCGTGGTACATGTTTGGGCTTTTTTGATGGTTAATTAAAGCTATGACTAAATATCAGATAAAATTAGTCATAGAAAGTTATAGATTAGTCATAGAATTTAGTCATAAAGCCCTCTTTAGTTAATTAGTTAAAAATTGTGTATATGCAATAGCACCAGCAATCTGCTCTGCAATTTCATAAAATCCTGCGTTATTCGGATGTAGCCAGTCCGTAATTACTCTAACTGTTTCTTCACTCCCTTTGTAAATTGGGATCATTTATAAGGAGAAAAGTGGATACTGTCAAACAAAAGTGCAATATCAATATATGTGCAAAATGATGAATATGAAGTATTTTTACATAAATCCTCATACCCTTTATTTAGGTTTATAACTAGCCTGTTAAAAGCAAGGGCGTTTATTGATGTTTGAATATTATTGGCATACTTCTGACCAACGCAAAAAATCTTGCAATTAGGATATTGAGAATGAATAATATCAACAAGCGACCTCATTCTATCAACTGTTGTTCCTGCGATTGTATCGTAATTTGAAATACCCACAATCAAGTCATTTACACCACATTCAATGACAGCGTAATCAATGGTTTCCGCATTCGCATATTGTTCCATATATTTTACTAATGACACATTCCCATCATAAAGAAATGGGTTATTCCATGTTACTTCTGGTCTGCCTTGTGAATTATCTGTTTTTATATAATCCATCAAAGTAATTCCACCAACACCGCAGTTTTTACAAGTGACATCGTCATTCGTATCTTCTTTGTGACCTACGAAATTAAGATTTGTAAGACCTAAATCGACTGTAAGATTTCTTTTAACTTCACATGGTAGAACTCCCATATCAGTAAAACTATCACCAATTAAAAGTACATTCTTTTTACTTGATGGATTTGTCAATTTAGATGAATCAGCAGTTCTCAACCATAAAGTTTTTGAAAAATATGCCTTTCCGGTCACTTTATCTTTGATATATACCGGAGTTCCCTCGCCACTATCAGCAATCGCAATACAATTATTTCCTTTGTTTGTATAAACGGAATAATTATTTTGCTCTGTGTATAGAGCATAACCTGATCGTCCAACGATTAAGTTCTCTATAGGAATCTTTCTATCTCTACCCTGCCTGCCTTTAATTCCATAAATAGTTGATGGACAAAAGAACTCTATATCTGATTGATAATCTGTTTTATTATATGCTGAATTTGCCTTTTCAAGAGCTTCTTCCGCATTGAAATTATCCTTGATGGTTTTCTGACCATACGGGATAAATTTAGATGGTATAGGGTTATTTACAGTAATCATATCAACAGTTAGCCATGTCCCTTCTGTTGAATGGTTTGTGTATGTATAACAGCAAAGTCTTACATAATAGGCATTTTCCGGAACAGTTGCTTCTAGTCCTCTTGTACTCTCATTGCTCATGTATCCGATTTGCGAGAGATATTTTTTGGAAGCATCATAAAAAGCAAATGTGTGTATATTAGAACCTTGGTATTGAAGCTTTGCCCTGATTATATTTCCTGGTGTGCATGGGATATATCCGCTTATAATAAAGTTATTGGCATCCATGATGTAGCTAGACGTAAGATTTGCAAATCTTTTATTTAACTGCAAATCAGAATCTTCTGTATTTAACATATTTACTGATACATCAAAAGTTACATCTTTTAAGTTACCTATATCTTCCTTTAGCGACTTAACTGCGTCACCAGTTGCTTTCGCATCAGCAAATCCACCGTCTACGGATAGGGTTTTATCTGATACGTATTCCGGCGTAATTCCTTCTCTTGCAAACGTTCTTTTTTTTTCCATCCGCTGTAATTATTCCCTTGAATATATCAGTCATTGTTATTTGCCTCCGTTGCTTTCAAACTTACATATCCATCTGCGTCCATGCTAAGTCCAACGCCCTTATCGGACAGGTATGTCTGGACTGCTTCTGCTATAGCTTCTTTGCTGGTTCCGATTCTGTCTATACAGAGTTTATATAGATACTTCTCTTTTCGCGTAATTGGCTTCGGGATTTCTCCCGTGTAATCACCTGTCAAGTACGCAAGATACTTTTCTTCCCTTGTTACTGGTTTATCTGCCATCTTTTTTACTCCTCTCCGAATAATGTTGGTTCTTTTGGCTGTGCTTCTTTAACCATTGCTTTCGCTTCATCTTCGGTCATTCCTTCAAATTTCACGAAATACAACCATGCCGGAACTTTGCCAGTGGTCACATACTGCCACCATCTAGCACGGTCGTTTTCACGCACATATAGGATGTCTCCGAAATCATAATTGACTTCATAAGCCCCAACAGGTGCAAGCCCGTACAAATCAGCGTAAACGTTCAGCGCGTAGATTACTTCGTCCAGACAAGATTCCAGTTTGTCTCGAACGTCCTTAATAAACTGCACTGTCCTCTGCTGTTCCGCTTCCACTCCTGTAGCCGTCTGAATGCCGCTAGATTCGTTAAAAACAAAGTAGCCGTTGGAGAATCCAATCTTGTACCCTAACTGGCTTAAAATGGCGTTTATGCCGCTTATACGGGTATCTGTGTTGAGCTGTGGATTAATTTCCTGATAGAACTCCTTTTCGTCCTGCCCAAACACATTCTTGACAAAGTGCGGTAATCTCATTTCCTTCCGTCTGTTCTCCATGCCCTGTGGTGACATAGCTGCTACGGGTGTACCGCTTGGCATCAGCAGTCTATCATCTGCCAGAACAATCTTCTGCGAGTCAAAAATTTCTCCGGCATTACGGCTGTATGCAATGTCGAGGTCTTTTAACTCTTCAATGGCTTCTGCAAAAATCGGAAGTCCAAGTGGTGTACTGATGTCCACATTGTTCGCCTGTGGTGTCCGCAGCACTCCGTACAGAGGTCCGTCCAGCTTCTCTCCGTTTGCCTTGAGTATTGGCGGTGTATCTGCCATGAGGTCCGCCCATTTGGTCTGTTTAAGGTCAATCTTATCTCCGATGCTCTGAGGGGATTTTGATACATAAGCTCTATTAGAAACATAGTACGGATAGGTTGTCGCACCGTCCACAGTGGTCTCAATAAACCTATGATATTCAAGCCGTGTGTAGTATTTCCGTCCAACAGTATAAGAATCTTTAAATATAATCCCTTTAATTTCCTGATTGTCGTAATCCACAATCATCACATCTGCCGGAGTAAATACGTCAAGACTCTCACCGTTTGGTTTAATGAACACCGTTCCGTAAGCGCAACCATATTCTACCCAGTGGCGTATCTGGAAATATACCTTGTCAATCTGCTCCTGTAACCATGTAGCCCTTGTGGAACCGTCTATCTGAATGCCAATCGCCAATGTTGCGAGCCGGGCTGTCTCTGAGCAGACAGATTTCGCAAAATTAATCGTCTTGATATTATTCTTATCATCTAACCATTCCGGCGCGCCCCTGTAGATGTTCGCACACCGGTTAATCAGTGATTCCATTTCTGGAAATTCTGCTGCTTGGATATTAAAATCCTCTTCGGCTTGTTTTTTGAATATCATGTTAAACCACCTTTTTAGTGTTGTTATAAGTCCCATTATGCACTGTTGCCTCTTCTGATCCACATTGATTCTGTGGCATATCTGGTTGCATCAATCAGATGATTGTCTTTATCCGGATAACCACTGATGATATTTCCGTCTTTGTCTCGCTCGTATTCATACTTCTTAAACTCTTTCCTTGCATTCGGAGTTCTGACGGGGTCAAACACGAGTTTTCTTCTTTGTAGCCACTTCATGGAGTATTCAATACTTCCCGGTCCTTTGATTGCTGGTCTAGCAGGCAATCCGAAATCTCTATAGTCATTTACTGACTTAGGCTCTGCACTATCACTTGTAATCGTGTAATCATCGTAGCCACGCCGTTTAATTTCTTTTGCAGTCCATTCATTTGATTTCTTGTTCTCATATATTTCATCAATGAAATATATTGTTTCTCTAGCAGAATCATAATATAGTCTGATAAATCCATACGGGTCCGGGAACCATCCCCAGTCATTGCCCTGATAGATTCTATCAAAATGACTGATTTCTTCGTCTGTAATAGTCCTTTCTTCGATGTATTCAAAGATATTTCCGCCATTTCCGTTGGCTTTTCCTAGATACTCATTTTCGTAAGCATCTGGATTTACTTTTTTCAGATGTTCGGCATCCGCAAGGAATATATCTCCGAGCCATTCCTGCTCAATGTCAAGATTAAGATATGTACTATGCACAACCAGTGCGCTGTCATCTTTTTCTTCTGCTTCTGCTGTGTATTCATTCGCCCAGTTATTCTTGCTTCTAGGCGGATTGAATGATTTGAATTTATACGCTTCATTTCCGCCTCGGATAGCGGACTGCTGAATGTTTCGGATTTCTTCCGGTCCGGCGAACTGGTCAAGTTCTTCAAACCAGACAATGCCTATATATCCAAACTCTGGCTTGATGGACTTAATCTTTAATGGATCGTCAGCACCACGAAAGTAAATCTTCTGTCCAGTGGGCTTATACGTAATCTCCATAGGGGATACCTTGCATGTAAATTCCTCGTTTAGATTTAATTTATCAATAGCCCACTTCATCTGAGCATAAACAGAATCTTTGATAGTGTTTCCGACTTTTCGCAGAATCAGAGCGTGCATGTTCGGATTATTCTTCAGCAGTTCCGGTATAATCAGAGATATAGTCGAGGACTTCATGGATCCACGTCCACCAGGGAGAATGTATTCGCTATGTTTCTTTTTCCGGATATCTCTAATCATTTTATGAAATACGTCTGGGACAATATCCAGATCAATATGATATTCACTTTGTAATCTGGCTTTTTCTTCTGCTTTCCGCTGTTCTTCTCTGGCTTCTTTGATGGCAAGCGCTTTTTCCAGATCATTCATGGATTTCAGCTGGTCAGAGAAATCTGGGGCAAATCCAAATGAATCAGTCAGTTCACCTCTTGCGATCATAGAACGGCGTTGCTGAATTTCTGCCAGAGACATGATATCAGTGCCTTTTTGTTTTTCGATGAGAGACTGTTTTTCGGCTATATATGCAGAAATATAAGGTTTCTTAAGGTTCTCATATCCTTGCACTTCTGGTTTCTTGTATCCAGCTTTTCTCGCGGCGTCAGATGCATTCCCGCCATTTTTTATATATTCATCTGCAAACGCTTTCTGTTTAGGCGTTAAGTCCATCTAATCACCTCTGTCTATCCTCATTTTCTGACCGCCTCCCATATTTCTTTTAGGCACATGACTACATCATACTGGGATGCAGTTCGGAGTATTTCGTAATCACAATCTTTCCATTCACCCCTTTTTGTGAGGTGAAGTGTAGGTGTTGATATGATCGTTACTGTTATCAATCGCTCCTGCTCATGACTGTAGAATTGCGATGTTCCGATTTTTATGACTAATCCGGTGGATAATATAGCTTTTTGAAGTTTTCTTGTAACTGCTTTTAAGTTCGCCATATTATCACCTCATTTCTGGCTATAAAACCCCATAGTAACACTTCTGAGTATATTCTATCACAGGTCAGTAGAAAAGTTGTGGTACATGTTTGAGGAATTTTGCGTTAAAAAAGAGCCGGTAAATACCGACTCTCTGATTTTATTCATTACTTTGTAATTTTCTGATTACCTCGCCCTGATCTCCCGGACACCCCATGAAACATTCCGGGCAATGCTCGTAAAACGTGCATCTGATGCAGTCATGTGGACTGATTGAGCTGCAATATTGGTTCAGTACTGCGAATGCTGATATGGCAAGCTGTGGGGTTATGTCTGGTGGCTTAAGCATCATGTTTTTACTCGCCCTGGTCACTTCCACATTATCATCTTTGAACTTTACAGTATCCCCATTGCATTTTATCGTAACTTCGTTCTTTTCTCTGTCAATTTCAAGTGTAGGTTTGTTATCTGCCATCTTCTTCACCCCAATCTAATTTCTGTCCACACTTATTGCAGTAAAAATCCGACTTATAAAGTCCCTCTCTATTACAAACTGGACAATCACCTTTTGTCGTATAATATCTGCCAGAAAAATCAAGAATAGATTTTATATTATTTGGTTTCATCGGAATCTGTTTTTTTAATGCCTTTGCCCCAGAATCACACGCCCATGCTTCTTTTAAAAATTCATCGCCCCAGTCTCCGGTGTTTTCAAGTTCGCCAATGAACAGTAAGTGCCGGTCTCTCATATCTAATAAGATGTCTTTTGCTTCTTTAGCGTCCATGGTTACCGCTCCTTATGTTTTTTCAGAAAATGTTCAACCAACGGAATCTCTTTCTTTCCAATCCATTTAATCCATGCTCCACAATCTCCGCAGTACAATCCAGTGTTATTTCCGGATTTTCTGATAAAAAGATCTGTGCTGTTGCATTTCGGGCAACTATATTCTTTCATTTCTTCATCTCCTCCAACTTCTTCTCAGCTTCTTCGCGAGTGAGAAACCATGTTTTTCCGTATTCTACGTCAAGGCAAATAACGTTCGGGGCATGAATACTGTCTTTATCACACTGTACGAACCATCCTCTTTGTGAAAATACAATGCTGTAAACTTTTTGATGATACACTCTGTTATTTGCTTTATATCCATTCAGGACATTTAAATCATAATTTGCTTTGCTCGGAATCTTATAAATATCATCACCAATTTTAACCGGTAATCTCACAAGCAAGCCCTGTTCTTCCAACTGCTCGTATTCTGCCAGCTTTTTGCAAGCGTCAATCATAAGACTACAATTATCGTCTAAGCATTCTCCCATTCCGCAACATGGCTCTTCAAAACATTTAGGATAATACGCATTGCCTATTTCGGATATCTTTGTTAATCTCTCCATCTACTTCACCTCTTCCATCTGACTTTCTACAGTATCTGCAAGTAGCTTCAAAGACTCAATAAATGAGTCAGTCAATGCTGTTATGTCTGGTTTTTTAGCAAATGTTCTGACAAGTTTTACTGCACCCTTGATTTTTTCTTCATCTTCGATAATTTCGGATGCTTCACACAATGTTTTTTCATCATTTCTGTAAGTAACGGTCTTGGCACAGTAAAAATTTAATATGTTTGGAAATGGAATTTCAATATGATTTAAATGATTTTCTCTCGCCCATGTGAATCCCTGAAATCTCGCTATTTTTAGAATACTCAAATATTCTTCCTGTGTCTTTACAAATACACTTTTCCCTGTTAAATCAATCATCATAATTTCCTCCTGTAATCTCATCAATACAATCATTCCAGCCGATCTTATAGCTCGGCAGTTTACCTCCTGCTTTGAAATACTCGCCGTTATAAAGCCCAGTTAGTTTCATTTTCTCTGGCAATGGCTTCAATGGACATCCTTTCATTAACTCATCCCATGAATCACTAGCTTTGAAATTTGCATCATCATCTTGTGCTGTACATTCATCTGCACCGTTTAATAGCGGACAACATATACATTTCTCTGATGTATCAATCACTAATACTGATTTACTGATTTACTCATTTTCTCCTACCTCTTTTCTACAAGAATGCTCCATACTTCGCAGGACTGATGATATCAATTTTTCTACTGTCAGCCTGATAATATCCAACTATTCCATTCTTTTTATTTTCTTCTCTTGTGAACATAGTGGAAATGTCTTTACCTTTGCTCATCTGATTTCTCCTGTAATAATTCTGGGTTGTCAAACACGTTTCCGGCAATTTCAGCCTTTCTACGCCAATATCCAAGTTCTTTTCGGTAAAATGTCTCTTCTGGAAAATCAACATAAAATCCCAAATTATAGCTTTCGCAATCAAAACTCGAACAATACGTTCCAAATTTTACCGTGGCATATTCTCCGTTATGATTAACAATATCGTTCTCCCAAATCTTATTTCCGTTCTTGTCGTAAAGTCCTGTGAACTAGCAGAGGGTTTCTGAGCTAACTTTAAACCATCTAATTACAGGAGGGCAAAAAATCTCAAATATACTGGATGTATCAATGCCGATAAATGTTTCACCCCTGCATTCCGTGTAATGTCCTTCTATCCATTCACCATTATCAATCCGCTTTGCCTTGAAAAGAATTTCTCTCATACGTTCTGCGCCTCCTGCTCAGAAAGTGGCTCGAATCTCTTCTTCTTCTTCTTCTGCTTTACATCTGGATATTTGATTCTATCCACATCACTCGTAAACATACTTAACGGTCTGCACCATGTCACAAATTGGTCTACAAATCACTTGTAAATCACCATAATTTCATCTGATTCTGTATGAACAGCAATATCATTTACGATGTAGATTCTTCCTTTAAAGTGCCTGTATCTTCTTCCTACCATGTTTTCTCTTAACTTTTCTAATGTTTCGACTGATACGTTACTCATTCAACTCCACCCTCCTTCACGATCTTGATTGCATAATCTATAGCTCTGTTCCATTCTAGGTCTTCATCATTTGAAACAACACGAACTCTGTTCATAAGTGATTCCACAACCTTGTCTATGTCAAAAGCTGTGTACTGTTTGTTAACACAATCAATAAACTCTTTTTGGTCGGAACTAATACTATTTCCAATTTCCCAGATTTTAATATATTCAATTAAATCGTCTGCATCAATCAGTCTGCTCATCTAATTCACCCTCTTTCTCATTGAAATCCAAGTCAACTCTAATCACATCCGTTTCTATCGCTGAAAGGCAGTTTACTTTCAAGTTATAAAATGGTTTCAACAGCTTTGAACCGGTATTGAATGTATCGTAATCTCCCCATTTTCTACCCGGATGGCATATCTGAATTTTATCTTCACTTTTGGGATCACCGCCAATTGCTGCTATCAAATCAATTAATTTCATTTTTCTCTCCTTTTAATCGCCCGCCATGAAATTACCAAAACACAACACGCATGCTATAATATTAAGTACCAGAATATCCCAATTCTGATTGATTATGTTCACAACAATGCATGCAGCGTTCGCAATGCCTAAAGCTAATAAAAAATATTTATTCATTTATTTTTCCTCCCACACTCCCAACAACTGCATTCTCTCATACAGTACAGCGACGGTCTTGCGCCTGTATCCATAAAAGTCCTTCGGATTCATCGGGATATATCTTTCTTTGCTGATTTTCCTGTAGCTCTTCCGGTATAGGATATTCTCAATAACCATATCCGCTATCACCGTGTTCTTCGGGCAAGCTGACAAGGCAGCACCGGAAAGCAGGTATCCGTACTCTGCCGGGAAGTCTTTCAGCATCGTATTCAGTTTTTCAATGTCCTCTGCCGGAATACCGTAGTCTTTCAGCTTCTTATTCCTTGTCAGCATACCGTTCTCCTTTCTAATCGTCTGGGCGGTGCTTGTCGTACATGATCGCTACGCATACAAGACCGACCACTCCGACTATGATTCCAAGTGTAAGTCCTAATAAGAATGTAATCATACTTCTTCCTCCTTGACATAGTCTTCGCAATCTTCTACACATTCATAGCTATCCATCGTGTCGCATCGGCTATCACAACCGTCTTGTTTCTCGCAGTAGATACAACACTTTGTTTCACCGTCCGGGCATTCTAATTTACAATATCCCATTTAGCCCTCCTTATATAGTTCTGGAAGTGGCATCCAGGCAATAACTTTATACATCTTCGTTCCACCGTGCCCGTCTGAATATTTATCCCATTCAAGATATCCATATTTCTTTTCGTTCCAATATCCGGCATCTCCAAATTTTAAATAATTCGCAATTCCATAAAGCTTTTCAGGTGTTCCATAGACTTTTTCAAGCGTTACAAGATACTCTTTTTCGTCTTCCGGTAATCTCTCACTAACCGGAATCCAACCATTTTCTTTCTCATCCTGTTCCAGATCAGCAAGAAGTAATTCTACAATTTTTGAGATATTATTTTTCGATAAATAAGCTCCGTCCCCTGTGCTTTCCACCTCATTCTTCAATTGAATTAATCTGTCTTTGATATGGCTCATGCTTCCACCTCTACAAAATACTTTCCTAACGTTTCTTTCGATATTTCAATCCATCTGTTAACATTTACTCCGTCAAGATGAATTTCTCCATCGATAATATTTTCATTTCCAACTTCGTAAACTTCGCCTACCTCAATTTCCATGTATCCGTCAACGTAAAATCCATCACCATCGTATGTATCTAACGTGAATGTTTTCACACATTTATACTTCATTCTTCCACCTCACTGTCTTCTGGCATCTGAAACAGGATTGATTTTCTTATCTCATTTCCATAGCCTTTTAATACAGCAATTCCATGCGCCACACTTTCTTTTGTATCATAACTTCCTGTGTATGCTGATCCTGCCAGCCCATTGCCAACAATTTCGCCAGATTTGTATTCCATGTATGCATCCTGAATCATATCCAGTACTTTCATGGCTTTTGCTTCTGAGGAGTATTTACCAAGTTTATATCTGTTTTCGTTCTCTAGGCTTAAAATAACAAAGCCCCCGTCATTTTTCACAATATAAGCTACAGTCAAATTGCTAAAGTTTAATAAAATTGCTTTATTCTGACTTCTGATTAACATTTTGCGTCCTCCTTATCTTCATAGTTCATTACAACTCTGATAATTCTCACAAGCACTTTTTGAATCTGATCGTAAATGTGATGATCGTCAGTTCCGAAGTGTGAACATAATACTGCATTCCGCACGCCATCTGTATAACAATCTGCCATGAAATCAGCACTGTACACATCATCTTTATTGTCGAGTTGACCGTATTCTCTCCACTGAGAAGTAATGTACTCTTCTACTTTTTGGTCTACCACATCGTAACTGTCTTTATTTCCATTGATATGTCTCACACAGCAATCAATGAATCCTAATCTGTCGCAATCTCTGTAATCTTTTGATGTTTCCTGTGTATATTCTCTAAATACACGATTGATTTCTTCGTCAAAATTCTCCGGTAGATTGAAAATATCTACTTCCAGTCCTCTTGGAAGTTTTATTGTGTAACTTCTCATTTTGCGTCCTCCTTATTTCGTGTGACTGGTAATCCTAATTCTTTTTGCTTCTCTGCAATTCTTAGCGGAATGTATAATTTATGGTATTCTCTTCTGCAAATATCACAGTTTCCATAGCTATGCCCCCAACACCAATTACAAAATTTATTGAACTGTTCTTTCAATGCTTCTGAAGATGATGTATTTGCGTATCCTTCCCACATTATTTCCGACATAAAGCTCATTTTCATTCTCGCTTTCTCATATAATTCAGAATATTTTTCCCATGTTTCTGGCAGTTTGGTACAATCTGGCTCATAAGGTTCTGGATATACAGTATATCCGCACTTCGTACATTTGATTTGTGGTGGAAAGTCCCTACTCCATTCCATGTTTCCACCACATTTTCTGCAACGGATGTATCTCTCTACTTTCTTTGGTTTTGTCTTGAAGAATGAAGTGTAATTATTATTTTTCATTACGCCCTCACTTTCTCTACACTATCCATGCTTCTTGTGGAAGTGCATTAGCATATCTGTCAAAATTTTTCCACTCATCACTGTACTCTGCGTAAATACCTTGCTTTTCATTTGCGGCTTCGTACAACTTTTCGATTTCCCTTATCACTTGCAAGATTTCTGTGTTTTTATCCTTCAGGATGTCAATAGCGGCTTTCAAGGAATCATATCTGTTCTGCAAGCCGATATAAGATTGATATACCCTGAAACACTGCCGTATTGCTTGAATAAGTTCGTCTTTGGTCATTTGTTTTAACTTCTTCTTTGCTTCATCCTCAGCCCAAGCATCTTCACCGTCAATTCCGAAGTAATCCTGTTCGTAAGAATCCCATCCAAGATAATCACCGGCACCAGCTACCACAAAGAAGATATCGAAGCATTCTGGAATCCATTCTTCTTCAAGGTCCGACTGCATTTGTTCACACTCAGCACACAAGTCCGCAAATGCCATTTTGAATTCATAGGCTTCATCTTCGTCGCCAGCAAGTGCATTGACAAGAGTGTCTTCTCCGTCATCCGAATCTGTGTACCATCGAACATCCTCACACTCGCACATGATGTCGTAAAGGTTCTCTTTGATTGTGTCCAAATTCAAATCACGGCATATTGGTTTCTTGAATCGGAGATTCTTTGCTTTTAAACGCTTAGTTTCTTCTACATCTGTCATTTCAACTGTCATCCTCACTTTCCCCATGTAAGCAACTGACACGCTATTGTGCAGTTAGTACATGATTTAAACTCCCATCTTCTTAACCAGATTCTTATTCATCTCGTCAAATCTTACATCTGTGTTCTCTTCAATGTCCTGTATCATGCTCAGAACGCTCATTTCGCCCCTGTTTGCCATTTTGACGTACTCATTGGCAGTTTGTACGACTGTGAGTAAGTGCTTCGTAGAAAAGCCATATAAACGCCTCAGAGCCATCATGGTAGTGACAGTGTTGATCGTATTGCTCCAATCCTCGCCAACAGTAAAACCATCTTCATAGGCTTTCTGTTCCATGCCTTTAAGTTGACTCCGGCAATTCAGCATAGCCCGTCCGAATGCCTGAGCTGCCTGATTAGGAGCCTGAACAGGAAATCTGGTCTTTTTCTTGACTTTTAACTTGCTACTCATTTTTCTTTCACCTTTCTGAACTTGTATCCTGTCACTCGGTACGCTCGTGGCGCGCCGGGGTTGTCCGTCTCAAGTAAGCCGCTTTCCAGTAATTCACCAAAATGATTCTGCACAGTATGACTGGATATGCTCAGACCTGCTGCAATGTCCGGAATACTTGGCGGATAATCGCGTTCTTTCAGGTATCTTATGATATACAGATATATGTCTTTCCTTGTCTGGATACCTTCGTAGTACTTTCTTGCTGTGTTATACGGCATTTCTATCACCTCATTCATACTTTGCATTTTCCCTTTGACACATCCGCAGCCCATTTGTAAAAGGCTAAAGACAGATACCTTGCCAAACTGTCTGGATAGATTTCATATAAATCCTCAAATCTTTTATGCAATGCATCAAAATATTCATCGTTATTTTCTACATTGTAAAATTCTTTTATTGTATTCCAGAACTCCGGCATGAACTTATGCATGATCGGAATATCTTTAGCTTCTACTTTCATTATTCACCTTCTTTATAAGTAACCGATAGTAACCGAAATGTAACCGTCCAAAAATCCGCAAACCATTGATTTTACTGCATGGTAACCGAGTAACCGAATAACCCTGACTTTCTCATATAGGGAAACTTTTATACTCAATATGTGTATATAAATACTCAAATATATATATGCAGAATCAAAGGTTACCTAGGTTACCCGGTTACCTTTTGAATGAATTGTTTATCAATCAAACACAATATCGTCTGTAATCTCAAAATCATCATTGCAATTCACGAATCCTTTTGGAATTTCATCTACAATTTTCAAGAACACGCATTTGGTGACAATTCCATCCAGTTTCTTCGCTTTGGTCGGATAACCCCTGCTGTCAGTTTCCACAAGTCCCTTCTTGATAGCCCATGACAAGAATGCCTTTCTGGAAAACTTTCCAATTTTGCACAGATCATCAAACGCTGTGCTATAGATTATTGCGGTTGACGTTTCCTCTACCGGATCATTGTCAATAACTCCCCATCTTTCTGTCTTAACATCCGGGTTATCATCGAATTTAATTCCGTTCATAGCAATCTTGTCAACCACGAACCAGTAAGCACGTTCATTTTCAGACACCATTTCTTTCTCTGTCAGGAGGCTCTTTGCTGTCTCAATGTCAATGTACTGACCGTCATGGAATAGCTGATCTGTTACAATCTTATCTGCTGCCAGAATAATACTCATAGATATACTCTGCTTCTGCATTTTGTCATCGTCCTGTATAAGCCCCTGATAGTGCTTTTGTAGGGCTTTTATATCATCAATAGACATTTCCTTGACTACGTTCACAAAGTCGATTCCTGCGTATCCGTAGTTCTTTTTAAGGGTATCTGCGGTAAGCTGCGGATCGTCAAAAATCTTTTCAGAACACTCAACCTCAATAATTCGGTTAATTGCTCCGCCTTGACTGACATATCCTGCAAGCGGACGCTCACCATTGGTCAGAATGCAGTTCTGCCAGCGGTTCTCCCGGTTGACGCCCAGTTCTTTGTTAGAACGACTTTTTCCTTTGCCGGAACACAGATCGTACACAATACCATCGAAGTTATCCCTGATCTTAGCGGATACCTTGGAAGTATCATCCAGAATTAGCGGAAGATTGTTAAGCATATCGGACTTTGCTTCCAGAGCCACATCTGTTGTCTTGAAGTCTCCTATGTACCTAGATTCACCCGGATTTGCCCAGACGGAAGCCCCCAACATAAGTGTCACAGTCTTGCCACCCTCAGTTTCTCCCCAGAGGTCTACAAAAAATGGAAGGGCACCGACCAGTTTGATCAGAATACTGGCGAAGCTTGCAGCCAGCATGATTTTCGGCTCTATTCTTCCAGTAGCACGAACCTTTTTCACGTGCTCATACCACTCTGTTCTGCTACCGCCTACACTGATACTTTCATACAGTTGCCGGAACCGCATATCTCCATCGAACACAATATCCTTGTCATAGGGAAGAAAATAATCCCTGATCCACCCGATTTTACTTGATGAATACTGAATGTTGATATAATCGTCATTTGCATTCTCAACGTCTGACAGATACCGCACAAGAAACTTCGCGTTTTCTGAAGTTACTGAAATTCCAAGTGCAGACAAGCCAACGATTTTAGTAGATGATGCAACCATAGTTTTCGGTACAATAACCTCGGACCATTTATTATTCCTCTTATAGATTAGCTTTATCTGTTCTTCTCCGGTCTCCAGATTCTTCATTCGTTCAATCGGAAGAATAGGATGATAACAGGCTATAATGTCCGGCGATCCTGGATTCGTGTTTGAAATCCTAATTCCATCATCGTCCGCCACCCAGTTGAGACACTTCATTCTGTCATATTCACAATCAGAAAAATTAGTCCACTGGTCCAGCATAGACAACGTCCTATTGCTTTTCTCTTTCTCGATCATCTGCTTCTGTACTTTGGTGTAAGCTTTAAGCAAATCTTCAAATTTTTTCTTTACGCCAAGCTCCTTAGCTCTGTCCAGAAGAGTCAGTGTAAGACGTGCCTTGCGTATCTCGTCTTCCTGACCGAATATCTTGCCAAACACTTCTTCATCCAGAATAGAATCCTTCGTGAGCTTGTTTATCATTTCCACTTTTAATCACCTTCTTCTAGTCCTGCTATGAATCCATGATGATATAACGCAAGTTGCAACTTGTTCCATGTTTCGCACCATCCGTCAGATAATGGTTTTGCCCTGCCAAGAATGGCCCGGTAGAAATCTATATCAGACAAGCATTCTTGTAGCTCAACCTTTTTCTTCTGTTCTTCCTTCTGCCGCATTTCCATCTGTTTCTGATGGTGATACATTGCCATTCTGGAAGAAAAATTTGGCTTTTGGTAAGTTCCCCCAAGTACAGTAAAAGCTGTCTTAAAATCGCAATTATCAATGTTCTGAACGAATGTAAATATGTCACCTGTCGCACCACAACCGAAACAATAATAGCTGTCTTTATAGATTTTCATAGATGCGGTACGATCTCCGGTGTGAAATGGACACTGAACAAACCCTGCTCTGTTCGGAATCATGCCATATCTGCTCAGAACGTCTCTCATACTGTTCTGCTGTATAATTTCTTCTTTCGTCATGCCAGCAACTCCACGATTCTCCGTCCGGTCTCTTCTTTTGTACAGAATTCAAATCTGACACCGTATTTATCTCTGATCGTACATAGAGATTTATATAGTTGACATCCATCAACAGCCTTGTCAGATATCACAGTCTTTACCTTTTTACCGTTTACCGTCTTCCAGATAACCTTGTGTTTTCTTGGGTTCTTCCAAAAATACACATCACCAACTGATTTGATATCTGGTCCGTGTTCGCATAGAATAATCAGCTGAATACCTGCCTCACGCGCTCTGATAAGCTCCGCTTTGAATCTTTCATGCTGCTGGCAGACATTTCCGCAAAGTTCTTGCAAATCCTTTTTACGGTCAATACAGAGTTTTGCATTGTCCAGTGATTGATAATCACCGCAATACAATTTAGAGCGAAAATACTGCACTCCAAGGCTGTCAAACTGACTCTGAATCCGTTCCCATTCTGATTTATGTTCCCTTGTGTCCACTTGTATAACCATTAAAAACACATCCTTTTAATTAAATGGAAGTTCTTCCTGCACGCTATCAGGAATACTCATAAAGTCCGTACCTGCCGGATTCGCCCCCATGATAGCTTCTTCTTTCAGATGATCGTCATAGGCTTTTGTGGTGCGCTCTTCTGGGATGTCTGCATCTTTAATTCCCTCAATACTTCGGAACCATGCAAGCTTGTGACGTTTTACTTCTTTGTTATCATACCAGTCTTTCTCCAGACGGAAGATGCCGCCGATCAGTTTGCCTTTGAACTGCTGCCCGAAGTTATCACCCCACTTAACAGCAAATCCCGGATTCGACTTTTCTACACATGTGATAAATGTTTTAAGGTTACGGACACCGTAATCTACGCTTTCGTCAATAACCATATAGTTAGTGCCGGCATTCGGATATTTCTTGTCTGGACGGATATCATTCTCGAACTGTTTCATAAAATATCCGGCCTGTTCGTCACCGTCGGCAAAATCAAACAGAATAACGAGCATATTTTTAACTTTTCCTTCATTGTCTGGTTTTGACTGACGTTCTGATACCTGTTTAATAATCATCTTATGACCGCCGAGTTTAATCGGTTCAAATTCTCCTGCTGCCTGTGTTGTATCGTAATTACTTGGTTTCTGCATTATTGTTTTCTCCTTTTCCTAATTCGTAGTAATCTCTGATAACCTTATCCACCTCTGCGAGGTCATTATCAATAGTCAGACTGTCAAACATCCCGATCGGGGACTTACTTACTGCTCCCTGACTGGACTGTGTGACAAATAAGTGTTTTCCGCTCTCTTCAATGCACCTGAGAACGATGGTAAACATGCCCTCGATGCAAACTTTTTCGTCCAGAAGCTTACCAATTGTCTTAGGTTTTACTTCCCCGGAATCATCTTTTTCTTCATGCATCATAAGGTAAACAATTTTATTCTGCGGTACTTTCGTGACAATAAACTGGATAAGATTCCAAAAATAGTCTCCAATATCATTGTACAGAGCGAACACTGCATTGCCTTTTCCAGCAGAAGCGTGTCCCTTCATAAAATGATTCGTGATAAGATATCCTGCATCATCAATCACGATAGAATCAGCCTTTGATGCGATCAGGCACTTCATTACCTGCTGGTAATCGTCTGTAAACCATCCGTCAATCTTGCCTTTAAACGGAAGCGGTTTGTTCAATACTCTGATAAGATTCCAATGTTCATTCTGGCAGTTTCTAAGACTGGTACTCTTGCCAGAACCAGATTTTCCAATAATTAATACGGGTGTTGCCATTACTATTCCTCCTTGTCATAAACCACATGCTTACTACCCTCAATAATCAGCAAGCTTGCAATATCTTTCATTGATAAGGTTGATTCGTTATAGATTTCAACCAGTGCGTTGTAAGCGTCCAGTGAAACTTTCACAACCGGGTTGTCTTTATCGGTTGCCGACTGCTTCTTTCTTGCCGGAATACGGATTTCAAATTCACTCATTCGTTTCCTCCTTATATGATTTCTGAGCCATTAAAAGCCCATTTAAAGCCTGTACATAACTTGCTAGTGTCCTTGCCTTGTAACTCTCGTCAATGTAGTTATCGGACGGAGTTGCAAGCTGAACATCAATCAGTCTCAGTACTTCCTGTATCCTCTCGTTCATAGACTGGCTCCTTTAACTGCTTAAAAAAACAATAGATTGCGTCTGACTTATCTCCCATGCCCGGAACCGTCTTACCGTTCTGAATGGAATCAGCGGCGTGATACTCAAGATGGTCGATAAACATGTCTGAATTCTCCCAGTCAACAATTGGTGTATCTCGTTTGTTAAGCTCATCCAGAAGGACGTTTACCGCTAAAACCATATTCCACTTCGGGAGAAGTCTTAATTCTTCAAGATTCATAACGGACACCTCCCGTTGATAAGCAGTTCCAAAAGGTATTTCTTCGCACCCTCAAAACTTCCAGCTTCGGACGGAAATTTGTAAAACTGGTGCAAAATAAAATGCTTTTCAATTTCGAACTTGTCATTAAAGACATAGATGCACATTGTCGATTCGTCGTCTTTTGCAGTATACTCAAACCTCACATGTGCTGTTGTTTCATTCGAAACCCTCAGGCACAATTCAAATAATTCCTTAATTTTCTCCTTGTTCATTTTTTCTCCTTTCATAAATTTCCTATCAGAATCAGGCTTATAACTGCCGCTGCCATGATTCTGTCAAGTACTCCTGACCATTCCCAACACGGTAGGAACGTCGCCAGAATTCCTATAGTGATCGCCATAAGTATTTCCCTTACGCGAACCTTATTCATTTTTCAATTCCTCCAAGAATCCACGCAAGGTTGCTCGCCACCAGTGCGGCGGCTGTCACAATCCATGCCGTGAACCATCTTTTTGACTTTTTCTTACTTTCTTCGACAATTTCAGTCGCAAGTGCTACTTCGATGTCAGCCCATGTTGGCTGATTTTTGTTCTTAATTTCACTCATATCTAGCTAATTTCTCCTTATTTGTTCTTATTTGTCTTTACAATTAGCAGATAGAGAACTATAATGTATCTATCCACTAAGGCACTTTAGTGGGTGCAAAGCTCCGGGGCGGAGGTGTTGGCTCCCTCCGGGGCACCTACTTATTAAGAGCAGCTTTGCCTTTCCAGACATGTCCGGTCACTTCATAGACTTTCCTAGGGCTTATGATGTATGTGATTCGTCCACCGGAAAGGCTTTTTGCTGGCTTGTTATTCTGCACAGCTACGCCGATTGGCAACCATCCGTACACAATCCCTGCCCGGATTGCTGTAATAGGGAGTCCGATCAATTGGCTCGCGTCGGCTACGGTCATATTCTCTGATGAGAAATCTGGCATCTGTGGGATACCCGATATGATCCTTGCAACCTCTGCGGCAAATTGATGAATTTCCGCATTTTCTTTGATGTAAGTATCAACTTCGCTCATTTCATGCTCCTTTCATATTTGTTTTTATGATTTTTTTTTACCTTTGATTTCTTCTTTCTCTTTTGAGTTTTGAATGGAGATTTCTTTCCGGTAAAATGTGTAAAATTATTTGCTCCCATTATTTATCACCTATTGTATTTCCTTTCCCCTCTACCTATAATGCATTTACAGGCACCGACATGCCGAGTATAACGAAAGGGGAATTATATGGTTGAAACAATTACACGGCTGTATCATTGCCACAAGATTCACAAGCATGTGACCGTTTATGAAGAGTATGAGGTTTCTGGTAACAGTCGCCGCCTACTGCGGTGCTCATGTCCATATCATCAATACACGGAAATGAAGCCGCACTGTGATGGGTATAATGACCATGGTTTTCAATGTGGTTATGCAAAAAATCAATAACCAGGCTCACTAACTCATCTGGTCGCTCACTTGGTGATAGGTAACAGTAAAGCCGCAGATCACATTTGCAACAGTCTCCACCAGATTCTTTGCAATGTTGACTGACGGCTTTGTTAAATTGTAATGCGTCCATTTATGCTCCTTTCTATTCCGGTAACTTTGGTTCAAGAAACTTATGAACTTTCTTTCTGCACCTTACCAGAATCATCTGACCTATCAGGATTTTTATACTTGGCAATTGTCTCACCAACACCGAGAAAATATCCCTTGTCAAACTCTGACATATTTGGAACCGCCTTTGTGATTGACTCAAGAATATTTTTTTCTTTTTCAGACATGTACTCACTCCTTTCTTGTGATATACTCTCCTGTGAGAGGAGATTAAAATGAAAAATATTGACTTTTCCAACATTGAGTTATCCTTTAGTGAACGAATAACTCTCCGCTTGTTACCGATTATCAAATCCAATCACTTCTTTAGATACCAGACACTAGACTATCTCAACCGCCTAGGCCTGCTTGACCGAGATCACGGAGTTTATACCGTGAACCGAAATTGTAAAATGTATTTTCGCATTAAGCGAAAAGAACGGCTCCGATTCATTATTCCAACAGTAATATCAATCGTTGCACTATTTGCCGGATATGATGTATACAGGATTCCACTTCTGGGCGAAGCATTATTAGCAGTAAAGATGCTATTGAAATATGTATTGGGAAGTTTGGGTATTTTTTCATAAACCATTCAAGCAATGTCTTTCTTGGTTCGCAGAAATACCAGTGAAGAAACTTCTTTATTTTCTTTATAGCTTTTCACCTCCAAGTTAAGAAATTTGTAGATAACTTTGTCTACTTTTTAAAGAAAATTTTTTCTTTTTCAATAAGAGATGTAATCCCAAGTTCACTACAGAGAATATCTGTTTCCCTGTTCGTAAAATCGGCTTTATTTTTACATTTCATCCTGAAGTATTGCCTTGAAATACCTAGTTTCTCAGCTAAATATCCATATTTCTTTCCAGAGTCTTTAATTCTCTGTTCAAGCAATGGAGTATCAACCATTCCTGTTCCTCCTTTCTTTTTGTTGATGTTTCTGTCTACATTTAATACTATAACCCGTGTTGATATTTTTGTCAACAATATTTTCGAAAAATGTTGAAATAGTTTTCAACACATGTTATACTCTCATTGTAAGCAGAAAGGAGGTAAACTCCATGAACATAGGAGAAAGAATTAGAAAGTGCCGTGAAAATTTAGACATGACGCAAGAAGAACTGGCATTAAAACTTGGATATAAGTCAAGATCTTCCGTGAATAAGGTTGAAAATTCAAGAGAACTTTCTATAAAGAAAGTGCGTGACTATGCTAAGGCATTAGGCGTATCGCCTGCTTACTTAATGGGATGGACGGAACATAATCCAGACAATGCAGAATTAATCGCAGATATCTCAGGAAATCCGCAGCTACTTTCCTGCATTGAAAAACTCACTAATCTTCCAAAAGACGATCAACAGTTAGTTTATGGCTACGTAGATGCTCTCTATTCCAAAAATAAAGCCGGGGATTAATTTCCCCGGTTTTTTAATACTCTGGCAATGAATCTATAGAAGAATTCAAGCAGACTGTCATCATTTATTTTATCTATCATTTCAATAATCTCTTTCTTATAATCCATAATAACCCTCCCTATTGCAATTACCACCTACATTACAGTATATGTCCGGTTTGTGGAAATAATCGAACATTCGTTCACTTTTGCTATTACACCACTAATGTTCGCCCTTGGAAACTGCCAGATATACACCGATATATTTATGATTGCATAGAAATTATTCGTAAAATCAAAGATATAGTCTTTTTTGTTTAGTGGCAGGGCGAATAAAAACGGCGGCATGCTCTGCTTTATTTCATGGGCGCTATTCTTATGTAGGGTAGAAGATCTGTACGCATTTTGGACAGAATACACTTCTGACTCTTCGCGGATATAATCGTCTACGCACATTGGTAAATAAACAATGTAATTAAGCAAAAGCACAGCTCCTATTATAATTAGTATATTTTTGATTATTTTCATTTCACAAATCACCTAAAAACGTCTATTTACAACTAAATTTAACGATGCTATAATAAAAATAGCATATTTAAACACTTTTTTTTGCAAATGGCGAAAACAACGCCCATAAGGGAATGATTTGAATGAAAATTGCGATTTGTGACGATGATAATTTACGAATTGAAATTTTCAAAAATAGCATTGACCGATATCTAAAAGAGCATGGTGATGGCGGATATACATTAACCACTTACACCAGCGGAAAGCCTTTGATCGACGATGTTTCAGATGGTGAATGGTATGACATTATAATTCTTGATGTCTCCATCAACGGAGAAAATGGCATAGAGATTGCCAAAAGATTAAGAAAAATCGGATACTATGGAAATATCACTTTTTGGACAAAACACAAAGAATATGTATTTGATGCACTTGATGTGCTACCGGTTCATTATATCATTAAAGGATCTGAGCATGGAAGAATGTATTCAGTTGTTGAGCAGACTCTTGAAAATATCCGTGAAAAAACGCTTACCATCAAGAACAAGGATTACTTTCACAGAGCTGAATTCCGGCGTATTGAATACATCGAAAGCCAGAACAAATACATAATGATCCATTGCACGTGCGGAATATCGCACAAGGAACGAGGAAAGCTCAATGATATCGAAAAGAGTCTTGACGGAAGATTTTTGCGCTGCCACCAGAGCTATATAGTTAATATGGACGAGGTAAGCGAAGTAAGCCGTTTTTTTACGATGGTATCTGGCACGATCGTCCCGATCAGGCAAAGAGAACTTGCGAAAATAAGAGAAAAATATGAAAACTACGTCATTGGAGGGAAATAAAGCATGAGCGAAGAAAAAACAAAGAAGTGCAAACATTGCAAGATGGACATTCCAAAAGATGCAAAAATATGTCCACATTGTAGAAAGAAACAAAAAAGCGGAATATTAAAATGGGTTGTATTAATACTTATCATAGGAGTGGTTATCGGTGCTGTCACAGGCGAAGACAAATCCGTTGATAGTACGGCAAAACAAACAGAAGCAACTGCTTCAGACAGTCAGAAACAGGAATCTGAGTCAATCGAATATACATCTGTATCTGTAAATGACATGATGGATGCCCTTAATAATAACGCTATGGGAGCATCTGACAAATACAAAGGCAAATACCTTGAGATTACTGGAAAACTCACAAATATTGATGCAGGCGGAAAATATATTGATCTCATGGCCGATGGAGACTTTGAAATCATTGGCGTCCAGTGTTACATTAAAAATGATGACCAGAAGGCAAAAATATCCGCTCTTACAAAAGGCGATACAGTTACATTAAAAGGAAAATGCACAGATGTCGGAGAAGTCCTTGGATATTCTTTTGATATTACAGAAATAGAATAAATACTAAAAAGAACCGGCTCTCGCTACCAACGGGAACCGGTTTTATAATGAAAAAGAAAAATATTAATCGCACCACACTCATACGCAAAGATGATGCATCATTCATACAAATCATATTGTATCATCTTCGGTATTTTTGAGCAATCCAGAAAATTTGTTCACATTCAAGGAGGGAAATATCATGCCGAAGAAAAGAAAAACTTATCCCAAATTGCCAAACGGATTCGGGAGCATCCGTTATCTTGGCAAGAATCGGAGGAATTGTTATGCTGTGCATCCGCCAGCTGCACTGGACGCAACAGGAAAAGCAGTCCGTCCGCCTGCGATCTGCTACGTTGATGACTGGCTGAAAGGCTTCGCTGTTTTGACCGCCTACAAAGCCGGAACGTACAAGCCCGGGATGGAGAATGACTTACCAGTATCGCCTACTACCGACACAGATACCCTTGTGACGCGCATATTGGCAGATTACGGAACGATAAAAGGAGTGGAAGACAAACATCCAGAGATTAAGAAATTAACGTTTGCAGAGGTATACGAACGATTTATGGCATGGAAGTTCGCCGAAGGAACGAATTACTCGAAAGCAACGAAATCAAACTACTCGTCAGCCTATTCGTATTGCACGACATTATATAACAAACCTTTCGAAGATTTAAAAGCTACAAATCTGCAGGAATTCATTGACAATCAAAAAGGACTGAAAAAAGGAAGCCTGAAAGCAATACTGGTACTTTTTAACCAGATGTATAAATACGCAATATACGCTGAGATCGTTTCAGAAAACAAATCTAAATTTGTCAAGATAAACAAAGAGGATGACACTGAGCATGGCACTGCTTTTTCTGAGCAGGAATTGAAAATCCTATGGAAAAATTCAACAGATGCTGATGTACAACTTATTCTGATCATGTGCTATTCTGGTTGGAGAATCGGAGAGCTTGAGAATCTGGAAGTTAATCTGGACAAAAGATATTTCCAAGGTGGTTCAAAAACAAAAGCCGGCAAAGACAGAATTGTGCCTATCCATCCATGTATCTGCAGCTTTATCAGATCAAGAATTGATACTGACGGAACCCTACTGAATATGAATAAAGTCACTTACAGAATGTTTCGATTTTATCCAATATTGGAGAAATTAGGAATAGTCGGAAGTCCAAAGCATACACCGCATGATTGTCGGCATACATTCTCTGCTTTATGTGAAAAATATGGCGTCCGGGAGAACGACCGGAAGAGGATGTTGGGACATTCGTTCGGGAGCGATGTCACGAACGCTGTGTACGGTCACAGAACCCTAGAAGAACTCCGGTCGGAGATTAAAAAGATAAAAGTTCCGTTTGTGACCAACGGCAAATAGTTGAAGTAACCATTTGTGACTAACTGTGACTAACCGTTAATTTTTAAGCTGTTTTTATTTGTTTTAAACTAGCCTATACAAGCTTCTCAAGTCCGCATAAAATCAACATTTTTCAGTATTTATGCGTCTTTGCGAAGGTTGTAAAAATATTTACATTAGAAAAGGCAAAGTAGGTAAGAATGCCGTATTTATGCGGATTCCAACAATTTATTTGTGACTAACGTGTGACTAACCAGAAAATTCTTATCATTCCGAATTTGATGCAATACGATGTAAAGAAGCCCCAAGGATTAACTCCAAGGGGCTTAAATTTTATACTTTTTTGATGTATTTCGCAAAAATAAATCCGAAATACTTTCCAGCGATTCTGATGTAATACCAGTCATTTCCGCTCTTGGATTTGATCGTATCGCATACATCAACCAGATTACCCTTGTTAAGTATCGGGTAGCTCTTAAGCTGAGAGAATTCTTTCCCTGCCCATGTTCTGACTGGTGCAGCGTTTTTGTTTATTTTACCAACCCACTTCGGAGTTTTAGACAGGATAGTTGGCGTTGAAAGCGTACTTGCTTTTGCACCGGTGGTAACAGCAATGGCCACATGGTGGTTATCATTTAGGAGGATATCTCCTGCCTTTAGATAGTCGCCGGATGTGAGATACTTTCTGTCTGTCAGTACTTTTGCACCGGCAATCTTCATTGCAGCTCTCATGTTTCGTGTCGTCAGATAGATGCTGACCGCTTTGAGCCTTGCGTTATTTAAGCGATACCCAGTCGCTTTGACGATAGCTGCTGTACTTGCGCTGCAATCAGATTCACAAGCTATTGTGATCTGCGCCGGATCGTAGTTACTTGCCTTTAAGTGCCGCCAGAACGAATACCGGTCATTGCTGTTTCCGATAGTACCCTGATCGTATCCGATGAGATTGTTCTGTGCCGCTTTTGTTGCCATATCTGCGATCATGGCTGCGATTTTTGCGTCATTGAATCTTAGGACACAGAGCCACGGTCTGCTGTACCAGTTCATAATCTGATATTCTGTCCCAGTCTGATCTCCTGCTTTCCCACCTGCATACCTTCCACGTTCATCATGTCCGCAGTTACTGATTTTTACCATTTTAGTTTCTCCTTTCTGGTCAGAATCCCTGTAGTCTTTATAGAATACATCCATATCTACATTTCCATTAATTCCTGAGACTTTTCCTTTGCTGGAATACTGCCAGCCTACACCGACATTCGGACATAATCTTTCCTGTACAGAGCCGTTGTCATTAGCAGGATAACGAGCAATCCAATAATCGTATTTTTTGAGAGCATCTGTCAGAACATTATTGTACCAGTCGAGATTGCAATAGATTCCGACTTTATAACCAGCTTTCTTGATTCTGGTCAGAAACGCTACTGCAATATTCTCGACAGCCTGTTTTCCAAGGCTTCTCTGCTGACTCCATTCAAGGTCATAGAATACTGGAAAATCAAGTCCACGACCACCAAGAACGGAAAGCACGTCCTCAGCTTCGTCAATTGCCTGTGCCGGTGTTAAAGCGTAGCTGTACTTGTATCCACCAATAAGAATTCCATTGGATTTACAGCCCTTGTAGTTGTGTTCAAAAGATGTATCGACTCCAGATTTTTGATGGATTCTTAATATTGCAAACTTAACTCCAGAATTCGATACTTTTGGCCAATCTGGTTTTCCTTGATAAGATGATACGTCAATACCTTTTATTTCCATATGTACCTCCTTTTATTTTTTAACATACAATGCTGTTACATAGCAGTTTGCCGACGCTGTGGAAGTCGTAGGTGCCGAAACGTCTCGTACAGTAAGTGATAAATTATTTTCACTTACTGTATATCCAGTCGTAGTTAAATAACTGCTCGCGAAACTGCATCGCACGATTCCTAAAAGTGTATAACCATCTAATGCAGCACTGATGTTTACAGTCGCAATACCACTTTTCAGAGTTACTTTTTGGGTAAAATTTTTAGTAGTAACATAATTATTCATTTTCGTGTTTAACGCATTGATCCCCAGCTTCTCCTTCAGCCATGTGATCAGCTGCGACACTTTTGTTTTTTTCATTACATTTCCAGTCGCATTAAGGAAATAATCTGTATCTGCCGGTGCTGCATTGTCAGTGAATGCGCTGATTTTCTTTGAATCTAATGCATCTGCCATATTATTCACCTCTCATTTCTTTTATAATTTTTCTCAGTTCTTTAATATCATCTTTTAGGTTGTCTATTTCGGATTTTTGCTGCTTGAGCATCGCGAACATCGCCGGAACCATAATACGTTCATTCCAATTCTCAGGTTTTCCGTCTATATGGTCGACTGCCAGAGGAAAATATTTGTCAACATCATCGGCATTGAACATCGGAAAATCTATTCCTACGCGTTCATCATGTTCGTCAAGATAACCGTCTTTGTATCGTGCCATTATCGGTTTGATATTGTACAAATTGTCAACAAATTCTCTGGACAGTTCTGCTCCAAGAATTTTGTAGCGTTCGGATGAAGAACTGAATCTGGATAACTGGTAAGTATTTTGATTGATATAACAATTGTATCCACTTGTGACTGTTGGATAACTATATACTCGAATTCCACCTCGACAAGATAACTCTTTTTGAAATTCTGCATTAAAAAAATCATTGCTACCAAGCGTTTTCTTTGCAGTAAATACATTTTCGATTTCCAAGCTATCAAGTTTTGCTTCTCCGAATTTGCAATAAAATTCGCCACAAGAAAAAAAATCTGTATACAATTCTTGAAATGTTGCTTCAAAAATAAGATAACCATCATTATTGAGCCGGGAAAAAAAAAT